GTGTCAAGGATACCTTTGGCGACGAGTGTACCGCCGATGAAGGTGAGCAAGTGGCGGAGCAGAGCGATGACGGCTGATTTCATAAAAGGGAGTTTTGGGGTTTCGGGGTTGCGTTTGCGAAATAATCTCATAGTGATTTGTGTTGGTGGTAGTCCTCGGTGTATTGTTCCTCCCAACCTGCAAAGGCGTGGACACCGCAGGGTTCGGGCCAAGTTTCGTACTGGGTCGCCTCTTTAGGTGCGTCGCCCTCCCAAAGGATGTCGTAGGCGATGAACTTGTCCAAGACCCCAAGGGCCACCGCAGCGGTCGTGCCTGTGCATAGAGCCAGCACCTTGTCAGCGTCGGCCTGCTTGGGGAATGCATACTTGCGGAAGGTAGCCATTAGAGGGTCGTAAGGGCTGCGAGTTCAGCGTTAGTTAAACGAGTGGTGTAGAGGGCAGCGGCACGGACTCTTACCGATTGGTCCAAAGTGAAGTTAACACTTGGAACAACAGAGGCCCTTGTAATTGCAACCGAAGGCATCGTTATTGTGCTTGTGTCAACTTGTGTTGTTGTTCCGTTTAATGATATAGCAAAGTCGCCATTTTTATATGAAACCGCAATCTTATTTATACCAACAGGATATGCTCCCGTTCTTTGAAAAATAAGAGCATTTGTTGAGTTTTGTCTAACCCTTAACTCAATTACGCTTGAAGACCTTATGGTAAGATAAAATCCATTTGCGCTGCTACCTGAATCAAGGCCGATTATGTCTGCGTTCCTATTGTTGAACTGAATATCCACCTCCGCATAAATCGTCCCCTCCGTCTGCCCGATGCAACCGCTGACTGCGCCTGATAGGTTTATCACGTCTGCGTTGCGGGTTATCGAGCCTGTGGTTGTGCGGATGTAGGAGGTGGCTGCGGAGCCTGTTTCGTACTGCGCACCAAAGACATATATGCCCGAAGTTCCATTGCCTGCGTAATCTCCAGTTAGTGCCTCGTTAACGTTAATCCGTATAACTTCATTCGCAGCCGAAGCGGCTTTTGATATAATGCACCGATACCATCCATTCCCAAAGGGCTGAATTGATGACACAATGCCTGCGTCGGTAGAGCCGATTGTTCCACTTGCAAGATTAAATGTCGCCCCAACCGTCCCAATCCTAAGCCTCCCGAAATTATACCCTGCGGCTTTTAGAAAAACCGAAAAAGTATAACTACCCGAAACGGATGCAGTCGTTTGGTCAATCCTATGCTGGTCCGATACTGTGTTGGGGACAATTAAATCAGCGACATTCGTCCCATAAGGGTCAAGCGTTCCTGTTGTGTTTATTACACTTCCACTGTTAAAAGCCAACAACTGCAATGGACTCCAAGTCGTGTTAAATGCCTCACTCTGCAACGCCAAGTTCTGCGCACTCGGCTCCACCAACAACGCAGGGCAGCCACCGCCAAGGGGATAGTCCAACCTCGGAATCCCCGAAGCCACCGACTCAATCAAGCCGTTTGCATTCACACGGGTCGCAGTCGTGTTTCGGGTTACATTGAAGTCCCCCGATGCGCCCAATACCACACCGCCCGAAGTCGTTGCTAAGGGTGTGTATAGTTTGCCTGTCTTAAATCGAGCAGGTACTAAAATCAGCGAAGGTGTCGGCATTGTTAGAAGTTGTAAATAACTGCAAAGCGATTGAAGAGGCACCCATTCACGGCAGCCTCGGCAGCGGTTGCTCCGTCAGCCGTAGCCCTTGCGTTGAACAAGGCCCAAACTCCTGCAGCGACTCCACCTTGCAGCATATTGGTCGGATAGCCGTAGCCGTAGCCTATCAGCATGGTTAGAGGAAGGTGTAACCGATGACGCTACCCACCGATGGAGTGACAGCCGTAATCTTGCCGCCGTTCCTTCCGCTGATAACTATTCCAGCGGACACGGAAGGAAGAAACATAGCGTAAGCGGTCAGCAAATCCTCCCCTCCCGAACCCGTGAGAGTCGTGAAGGTAGCGGCGGTATTCACCACGATAAAGTCAAAGTTTTGGCCCGATACCGCAGCGTCCACGAATTCCATCGTGCCGCCCTGTCCGAGCATTTGTTGTAAGATTGGGGTTGGCATTTTGTTTGGTTGCTTTAGGGTAAATGTAGGTTAGGTCGGAATTTCACAAATGGAATGACTATACGGAAGTTGGAACGACAAGGTCGCCACCCACCCCGCCGTGCGGTCGTCACGGCTCTCCACAAACCTCGTAAGCGATACGGAGGTACTTAGGGTCCACTCTTGCGTCGGGTCGTTTGTAAGGGCTGAAATGAAGTCCTGAGCGATTTGCAGTTGGTCGCTCAAAACCTCGTCTTCGTTATCCTGCCAACCGAGCGTCGGACTGCCCGAAACCACGCCACCCATCGTGGCAATGGATTCCACTCGGTCAGAAAAATAGACACCCACAGTAAGGTTAAGGCTACCCAAATCCGTACTCGCTGACTGAACATCCGCAAATACCAAAGGATAGACGATTCGCTCACGACTTGGGGTTCGCAGGTTGATGGTGTTGTCCGTTCCGATTGCAAGCGGGTCGCCCGTCCCGAAGGAGTTTACCTGCGGATGAGCATTTGCAAGCGCAAGGAGTGCTTGCTTGATTTTTATCCATGACATATGCTTGGAGTTTCAAAATGTTTTTAGAATGTGCGCCCATCGTTAGCAGTTGTTGCAGTAGGGGTCGTAAGGCCACGGGCGGTCCAGTCCAGCACCACGGCGCAGGGTTCTTGCATCCAAGGCCATCCCCGTGTTGTAGTTCGTGCCGTTGGGGTAGATGGTGTCCAAAGCCGATGGCGGTGAGTTGAACAAGGGGTAGTTGGCCTTCTGCTCCATGAGGTAGCGGGTAATGCGCTCGGAATACCACTCCGCATCGTTCTTCACTTTGTCGGTGAGGCGGGTGATTTCGTCCATGGACATTTGGCTGGATTCTTCGCTGGTTCTGCGGACCATTCCCTTGTTCATGTACTTGAACGCCAAGACCATCGGAAGTTCGTAGTAAAGCCATTGCACCATAGCGGGTTGGATGTAATCTTCCAAGAGCGTGGTGTTCAATGCCGTGGTCGTACCGCTCACCACTTGCGTCACCATTTCGCTATACAGGGCCGACCCAACGATAGGCTGAATCCGCATCTCCTGCACCTTCACGATGGTTGGCCGTATCTGCGTAAACGATACATTCTCGTTTATGACCGAGTTGTCCAGCAGGGTTTGTTCGCTAATAAATAATGCCTTCATGCTTTCGTGATTTTATTGCCCTTACGGATGACGAGTTGCTGCTCCCATACATGGCGGCATTGAGGACGGTTCACTCCGCTGGCCGTGTGATACCACCCGCCTCTGCGATTCCATACGCTATAGCCCATGATGTTGGAGATGCCGTTGATGTCGTCACGGGTGTAAACCTTCCCTTGGTCAGCGAGGTCCAACATGACCTTGCAGAACTCACGGCTGGTCCGTTTGTCTTTGTTGCTGAACCCTGCGGCCCAAGAGTATTTGTAGCGGACTTCCAGCACGGGTTCATCCGTTGGCTTGGCTCCTTCCTTGGAAATTTGGTCCACGGTCCTTGCGATGGGGTAACGGTCCTTATTAATCAAGTAAGCGACCCGCTTAGCGACTTTCGCCTTGCTGACCCCGAACTCCTTGGCCATTTCTTCCACGGAGGCATCACGGTTCTTCTTGCGGTAGGCTTCAATTTTCTCGTCCAGTTCTTTTTCTTCCTCGCCCAGTTCAGCGAAGGCTTGACGGACCTGGTCGTCTAAGTCGGTGTCAAACCGCATTGGCTTGGAATGCATGACAACATAGTCGTCGGAACTGCTCCCAAACTTACTGGCGACCACCTGCAAGACCTTGAACTCTTCCTCGCCCCATCCGTAGTCCTCGGTGTCTTCCTCGCCCCATTGGGGTTCGCTGAACGCCTGCTCCTGCACACCCAATAGGGTGTTCACTTCTTCGGGGGTCAAGCCGAATCCAGCGGATAGCATCGTGCGGGCCATCTCCAAGGTAATCTTTTCCTGCGCATAATGGCGGACGATTCGCATGAGGTTTTGGTACTCACGGCCCGACAATTTCTTGATGTTGTCGTTGGAAGCCAACCCTTGCGGTGCAGTTGGTTCGGGGCTTACTTCGGTTGCCGTATCGGGTGCAAGCCCTTGACCTTCGGGCTTCGCAGGAAGCGATACAAGCGCACGGATTTCGTTTGGTGACATTGACTCCAGCACCTTGTTTGCAACGAGCGGAGAGAGGCTATTAATGGCCGTTATAACATCCTGCACGCTGCTCTCGGTCTTGACTTCAATGGCAGGCAATCCCGCCTTCTCTCGGAGTTCGGTGGGTGTCATTGCTTGAATCATTGCGTTCTCGCTTAACTGCTCGGTAATCGGCTCCACGGGGATAAGTTCCATACCTTCCACGCCATTGAACGAACCCAAGTAGTTAATCATCCGCTCCACTTTACGGACACGGTCATTGACATAGGTAGCCTTAAATAGTTCGTAAGCCTCCACCAGTTCTTGCCTGCCTCCCAGTTGGCCTTCGGTCTTCACTCCAAATAGCATGGGGTTCACGACCCTGTGACTGATGAAGATTTCCGACTGGATGGCTTTGTTCAGAATTTCGAACTGCTTGTCCATGTCGGACGGGGTCAACGGTTCCAAGGTGGGAGCCTTGCTCACATCGTCGTTGAAGGTCACAACAAATCGACCTGCATTATCGGTCCCCGAAAACTTGCGCTTGATTTGACGCTCAATGTCGCCCTGTTCTTCGGGTGTCGGGATGCCGTTGTTGAAGTTGATTAAATACCCACCCCAAAAGTTATTGCGCAGGTTGTTGTTGTGGAAGTTCGCCACCTGCACATCCGCTTCAATCCAAGCCAAGCCTCCCATGTATTCGGGTAGCGGGTAGGACTTAACGCCTGCAGCATAGACCCTGTAATAGAACAACTGCTTGCCAATACGGTTGTCAGCATCAAAGGCGGGAATCTTTTCGACATCCCCGATTTTGGGGTAGAGTTGGACCATTGCATCGTCGTACCAATCGGCCACTTGGAACATCCGCTCGTCCTTGTCCACACGAATCTTTTCAAAGGGAATGTGCTCCATTTTCGCAATGGTTCCCATTTTATTCCATGTCACCGCAACCGCAAACCCGTTAAATAGTTCCAAGTCAAGGACGAGTTTCTCGGTGATGTCGTTTAGGTCGTCATGCTCGCTCAACCCGTCAAAAAACTTGGCGTAGCGGGCCTGCTGCTCCACGGTCATCTTCTCGCCTGGTTGCCATCCACCGCCCACGATGTAGTTCACCTTCCCGTTGACGATGGCATTGTGCTTGCTGCTTCGGCGGTAGTTGTCCAGCAGATAGTAGGGGTACTCGTTGAACGCCCCATAAGTGATGTACTTGCCCGCTTTATTTTCAAGCATCACGGGGACCTTGTGTTCAATACCCAACCATTGGGTGAACGATTGTTTGACGCTGCTCATAGTGTATGTACGGTGAAGTTGAGGGCCGAAATCGTGATAGCACCGCCATCGTTCACGGCGTTGATGTAGATGGTGAACTCGTCGTTCAGCGCACCTTGCAGAACGGCTTCAATCGTAACCGCATGGCCGTTGTTGTGGCCCGTGGTAATGTCGGTCATGGACTGCGGAATGATGGTTCCGTTCTTGGCGATGTAGATGATTATTTGGTTGCCGTTCCCCTGCGAGAACACCATGCTTGCCGACACCCGCAAGGCCGCACTCGTTGTCCCCGTGTAGGTGATGGCGGTGGTTGTGCGTGAAAAGTTGTAGGTTGAAAGCAGCCCCGATTTTAGCGGGGTTGTCAACTTGACGGCTTGCCCTTGGGTCGGGGTGAAATTCTTGGATTCGTCCAGGTACAGGTTGGCCACGCCACGCTCTCGGTCCAAGGTGGCGGTATCGGCAAGGTCATCGAATAGTCCACCCACACGGGCGGCGGTGTTCGCTCCTGCGGCGGTTTCGGATGTGATGGTGGCAGCAGATGCTACCAACTGACTGCGGGTTTGTACGCTCATGCGAAGGATTGGTCAAAGGTGGAATCAAACACTCGCTCATCGGACGAACCGAAGACGGTGTACTGGATGGAATTGGCGAAGGTGTTGAAGGTGAGCGAAACTACTTGGACATAAGCCAAGCCCGTTTCAACCACCGCAACGGCTGCACCAACCGTGCTACTGGTATCGTAAACTTCATAACGATACGAGCCTGTTTCAAGCGACCCCACGGTAAGCGAAAATTTGTCATAGCGGTTCGTGTAGGAAGAAAGGTTGGCCGATTTCAGCAGGGTGAAGTCAGTCGTGGCGTTCTTGGCGATGTTCGTGAGCCGCAAGATGTAACGGTCCCCCGATGAGGCCCGCTGCGTCCAAGTGACGACGATGGTGTTGGTAGAATTGGGGGATAGGTAAATCACGCTATCCCTAAATGTAGGATGCGCCCGAATTTCACAATTTGCGCCCGATGCTTCGGTAGAGTTCGGCCCTGCGCTCGGCGGTCTTGGTTATGTCAAACCGCTCCCTTACATCCTTGGACAACTGCATGGCAAGCCCCTTGGCGTAGTCGGGTTCGTTCACAAACTTCCTCACCGCCTTATACCAAGCGTCTTTCTTGCCGTAGGGTATGAGCAACCCGTTGTGGCCGTGCGTGATTATGTCGGTGTAGGGGATGGTTTCGGATGCGATTATCGCCTTGCCCATCCAGCCTGCTTCAACGACTTTCAACTCCGATTTGAGGCGGTTGAACTTGGTATCTCGGAGCGGGGCGATAGTGGCGTTGATGAAGTTGTAGCCGCCCACATAGGAGTAGATGTCCGCCGCTTGGATGCGTCCGTAGTTCTTGTTTAACCCCCTGCACGATAGCATCCGCTCGTAGTCATCGTAAACGGCGTTCCCATCGTTCCACCCGCCAAGGTAGATTTTGTAACGGCCGTCAAGGGAACGGTCATGGGCCAGCAGGGAAAACGAATGCTCCACGAGTGCAATGTCCTCCTGATGCTGCGCCCCTCCGAACCAGCCAATCTTGAACAGGTGCGGTTCGGGTTCGGCCGTTGTGTCAGGGAGGTACTGCTGATATGCTTCGTACGGCTCATTCGGCAGGATGGTAACGGCCTTGTTCAGCAGGCGAATCTTCTGCGCCAAGTGTTCCGTGGTCGTGGTCACATGGTCGGCCAAGCGGATGTGTTCTCGGATTTGCTCGTCAAGTTTGGTGGACAAATAGTGCCGATACATGATGTGGCCCGATTCCAGCACCCAGTAGTCATCAAGGTCCAAGATTACCTTCGCCCCAAAGGCCGTCAGAGCCTCGTAAACCTTACGAATTTGCTCCAAGGTACCTTGACACCAAAGACGATTGAAAAGCCACACATCGACCGTCTTTAGGTCTTCATCCTTGACATTGGCGATGTTGTCCACGCAGACATAATCGAACTCCGTGTAGTTGTCGCCAAGGTAGGCGTTTGGCATCTCCAAGCGGTAGAAAGAACACCCCGTTGGGTGAGCGTTGTAAACGATGCAAATTCTCATGCCCAAAGGTACAAAAAAAAGGGCCACCCCTTGCGAGATGGCCCAGACCACTAAACCATTGCGGGCGTATGAGAACCCGCAGGTCAAAGATAGTTACCCGCCCGCTATTTGCGCCGTGCTAACTGCAAATACCGTGGTAGCGATGTTCAGCATAGAGTTCGGCTCCATGCCCGAAAGCGTGATTTCGTAGCCGCTACGGTCACCGAATGCAGTCCCAGTTCCCGCCGTTCCAGCGGTCATCTCCAACCCGTTTGCAGCCCCAAGGAACCAGTATTGGTCGTTGTTGTCCTGCACGATGACATAGACCCTTGCCCTTGCGAGCAGGAGCAGTTCGTTGCGGACGGTGGTCTGCAATTTGTTGATGGTAAATGTTACTTCAGGGGCGTAGAAGATGGTCCCATTTTCGCTTGATGCGGTGATGGTTTCGGTCATGCTTGAGGTCGCCTTTGTGAGGTCGTACTCAAACCAAGACCCCGATGTAGAGGTCGGGATGAAGCCCGTGACCTGGCCGCTTAGGTTCGTTGAAACCGAGCCACTTGGGACGAAGGCTTTGACAAAGACAGTTTTGATACCGCCAACCGAGTTGCGGCATCCGAGGGCGTAGCCCGTAGTTAAGGAACAAGACATAGTGTATATTTATTTTGTGAGTTGCAAGAATAAAAAGCGGGGGGCAGTTACCCGCCCCCCTTACACTTAGGCCAATCTCCAGTCAACAACGAGGTCTGGATACGCTATGTTCACTCCAATTTTTAGGGCACACTGAAAGCGTACTTCGTCGTTATCGCGTGACCAAAACAGTTCAAAACGCTCTTCGTCGGAAAGCAAATCGGTCCCATAGAAAAAATTACCTAAGTAACTGCAAACCATGCGGTTGTAACCAAGCAAACCTGGGACTGCAACTACACGGACATTAGTACCAGGGTAGATGATGTCACCATCGGCCAACCCTTGCAGGTCAACTTGGTTGTATAGCACATTGGCGGTTGACTTGAACGCTCCAATCAAGGTGCGGAAAGTGTCCCAGCCGCAGAAGATGACAAGGTCATTGCGGGTCAAGATGGCCTGCGGGATGCGGTTGTAGATGTTGTCAAAAATGCTGATGGCGTTGCCCGTGGTGATACCAGTGGAGGCAGACACGGCAGCGGTGTTGCCCGATACGGTAGAACCCGATGCAGCGTTCAAGATTGTCAGCAAACCAGTCACCAGGGTAGAACCTGACCAGATTGCGTTCTCCAAAGCCTCGGCAATGCGGAGGGCTTTCTGCTCTGCGTAAGCCTGCTCAAAAGGAACTCCGTCGTAGGTAGAGCCTTGCGTCAACTGGGTTTGCATCCAGTATTGTTCCAAGGAGCGAGGGCAAAGAGCCTCTTGAATTTTCAAGGGAGCGACGGTGATGGTACGCTGCGTGAATGTGGTTGTACCCGAAGCGGCACCTGCGACATTCCATCCGCAAGCCGTTCCTGATTGGAAGGCAGCATCGGTGTCCATGAGGTTGAGGGTAGCAGCCGACTTGATGCCCACCTGCTTGGTGAACAAAGATGCGGTGCGGGCGGAGAATACCGCCTTGGTGATGAGGGGCAACCGCTCCTGGTCGGTGTAAGCGGTTAGCGATGCTAATGAAAATGCCATGGCTTTTTGTTTGGGGGGTTAAAGATTAATTGGATTTTTTGAGAGTTTGGATTGCTTGGGCGAGGGCGTTGAAGTTCTGCGTTGCGGCGGTCTTCCGTTGCTCCACAATAGCGGAGGCGGTTGGCTTGGGGGCTTCCGATGGGAGTTCGGCGACCTTCTCCACGATGTCGGTCATGGTTTCCATCTGCGAGGCAAATGCGGACATTTTCTCCTTCATTTTACCCATTTCAGCGTAGGCGGCCTTCAGTTCTTCCATGATGCTGACGAGGTGCTTCTTGACGATTTCTTCCACCATGGCGGGGTCCACCATTGGGTAGCCTTCGGCGATTTCACTCACCACTTCACCTGCAACTTCGGGGGTTATCTCTGCGGCAACGGCGACTTCCTCGGCGGGTTCTGGGGCTTCGGCTACAACGACTTCGGTGATTTTGCCACCTTCGGTCTTGATTGTACCAACGCCCTCGACTTGATGCTCTCCGTCAGGAGCGGGCAGGGTTTCGTCTTCGGTGATGACATAAACGGCTGTACCTGCAACGAGGTCGCCGTCCACTCGGACAACGGTTCCATCTACCAACTTGTAGTCGGCAAAGGATTGCTTTTGGGTTGTGAACTTGCGGAGTTCAGTCCGCAAAGTGTCAATGGCTGCTTTTAGGTTCATAGATTAAAGGGATTTGTAGGTTGGGTTGATATGTTGCAAAAAGTTCG